GCTGTCGGTCTCGACGCCAGCAGGTTTGACCAGCACGTGAGTGTTGACGCTTTAAAATGGGAACACAGCGTGTACAGACAGATATTCAAGAAGAACAAGCAGTTGGCAAAGCTGCTTAAATGCCAGCTAAACAACAAAGGAATGGCATATCTGGATGGACACAAAGTGAAGTACAGTGCGAATGGAACTCGCGCTAGCGGCGACATGAATACGAGCTTGGGCAACTGCCTCATAATGTGCACCCTTGTGCGGGAGTACATTCGTGAGCTGGGCATTCACATCGAGTTTGCAAATAATGGAGATGATTGTCTACTCTTCATGGAGAAGGAAGATTTGCACAAGCTTGATGGGCTTAGGGATTGGTTCTTGAACTATGGGTTTGAAATGGAGGTGGAGGCTCCGGAGTATGTGTTTGAGCGTTGCGTGTTTTGCCAAGCGCAGCCAGTTCTGGTTAACAAGGCAGAGGACAAGTGGGTCATGGTGAGGCAGCCGGAATCGGCGTTCGCCAAGGACTCATTGAGCTTGTCTGAACCAACAGAACGCGGATACAAGCTCTGGTGCTACCAGGTCGGGGTTGGTGGTCATTCGCTTTATGGCGACATGCCCATCTTTGGCGCTATATACAACAGCTACAAGCGTCAAGGAACGGACAGGGCTCGTGTTTACAGGAAACATGGTGTCTCAAAGTACCGTCAGGCAAGAATTGCCAACTCGCGCATCATTTCGGACTCTGGATTCTTCAGGATGTGTGCCACCCCCAGGGTGCGTGGCACAAACATCGTGCCCATATCGGACGACACAAGGGTGTCGTTTTACAAGGCCTTTGGTTATCCCCCGTCGATGCAGATTGCTATGGAAAAAGAATTGGAAACTATGGAGTTTGAAGGATTGGTCACCCACCTTGGTGACGCGCCAAATGTGGCGCTGTCGTGGGGGCTAACAACCATAGATGTCCATCTAGGAGGCTAAGCAATTTGAAACCACTCGGGGTTTGTTAGACTGAATAGAGAACAAACCGACGAAAATAAATAATACATACAAATGCCGGCAAAGATGCCAAAAGCGACAGCGAAGATGGTCACCCGAAAGATGGGAGCCGCAGCAAAGTCAAAACCCGCACGTAAAGCAGGAAAAGCAGGAACAGTCCGCACCCCAGCAGTATCAAGGGGTGCCGCCCAGCCCAAGAGAAATGGAATGGGTGGGACCAATGTCACAACTAAGAATGGGCTTGACGCATTTTCTAATGCTCATTTGGCATTGCCTAGGCCAGTTTCTAGCTATGCTGTCATGCGAGTCACAAAACGCCTAGATGGCAACACAGCCAAAGCTTGGATCATTTCACCGTTCAACTTTCAAGAAATTGCTAGTCAGAATGGCGACAGTGGGAACTGGACTTCAGT